ATTTCCGGGGCGGTTCAAACCGTTTGCGCAAAAACAAGCGTGGAGCACACATCCAAGCTTAGCGCGCACGGGGGAGGTGAAGGGCTTGTATGTCCCAGAATTATGTTCAGACAGAGATGCCATCTAGGTACTGCCAGGCAGACGAAGAGTGGATTCAGCAGCAGTTACAGGGGCTGCCTCCGTCACTGAGACGGAAGGTCGCCCTGAAATATGCGGAGGTATACGAAATCACTTTTGACGCTGAGCCTGTTTCATTCCGCAAGGAGAACAGAGCAAGGCGCGAAGCAAACACAAGGCTCCGCTTGTTTGTGAGAAATCAGGGCAGGGCTTTACAGGGGTATACAACTCAGCCGCCCCTGGCAGGAATGCAATCGCGCTCCTGATTGTTTCGGGTTTGAAGGTACCCGAACAGAAGCAGGCTTAAAGGTGCCTGTTCAGGTTGGCAACCAACTGACCCAATTCCTCATATGTACTAGGTAAGTAGTACGTTTTTATGGGGAAGAGGGAAAGGGGGGTAAGGGGGGATTGGGTGTAGGGGCAGGAATAGGGTCTTTTCCAACAGGAGAGATCCATTGGTTAAGTAGATCACTGTCTTAAGGGCGCAATTTAAAAAAAACGCTCGTATCAGCAAGGTAGTACAAAGCGCCCAGGCGTTGAGAAACGAAAAGGGTTCTTCTTGGAAGAGTGATTTTTCAGAAGAGCTGAATCAGAAGGGGGGCTGGCAGCCTTTGGGGAGGCCACCAGCCATGTGAGGGGGAATCCATGAAAACCACATCACGAAATTATTATCTCATCAGCACGGGAGCAGCACAATGGAGCTGACGATCACGCCGAATTTTGCACAGGAACGAGCGCTAAACATGTTGCGCCGTGATTGGAAGGCAAACGACACCTTCATGGTGTATTCGCCAACCGGTAGCGGTAAAACGGGTTTGGCTGCCTTCATCGTTGCCGGGTTTGTCAGCCGTGGTATGCGCGTCCTGTTCTGTGCACCGTACACCATCCTGATCGGTCAGACGGCTAATCGGTTCGTGGAGTATGGATTACCGGGGGATGAAATCGGTTATATCTGGGCGGATCACCCGAACTACGATCCGAACCGGAAAATTCAGATTGCCAGCGCTGACACGCTTATTCGTCGTGTTTTTCCTGAAAATATCGATCTGCTGATTATCGACGAAGCGCACCTGCGTAAAAAACGCATCCTGAAGGATATCGAACGTCTGCGCGGCAAAGGCGTAAAGGTGATTGACCTGTCGGGTACTCCGTTTTCCCCGTTCCTGGGCAAATACTATGACCGACTGATTAAGCCGACCACAATCGGCGAGTTAATCCAGCGTGGCGATTTGAGTAAATACGAATTTTACGCGCCAACTAAGCCGGATCTGAAAGGTGTTAAAACCACATCTTCGCTTGAGTACGGTCGGGATTACAACGAAACGCAGCTGGCTGAAATCATGTGCGGATCTACGCTGGTGGGCGACATCGTACAGAACTGGCTGGAGAATGGTCGGGATCTACCTACCATCGCTTTCTGCGTCAACGTAGCCCACGCCAATTACCTGACAATCCAGTTTAACCTCGCAGGTGTTAACGCTGAGGTAATGACCGCAGACACTCCGGTAGATGAGCGCCAGACCATCATTCACCGCTTTGAAACTGGTGCAACGAAAATCATCGTTAGTGTGGGCGTGCTGGTGGCCGGCTTCGATAGTGACGTTCGTTGCATCATCTACGCCAGGCCAACAAAAAGCGAAATTCGCTGGTTGCAGGCACTCGGGCGTGGGCTGCGCACCGCACCGGGTAAAGAGTCCTGCCTCATCTTCGATCATAGCGGCACCGTGCACCGTCTGGGTTATCCGGATTCAATCGAGTACGACGATCTTCCCGGTAAGTCTGACGGTATGGAGGAAAGCGCGCGCCGCGCAGTTGAGGAACGGGCCGAAAAACTGCCACATGAATGCCCTCAATGCCACTACATGAAGCCAGCTGGCGTCTATGTTTGCCCGAAATGTGGACACAAGCCGCTGCGAGGTGAAGACGTTGATACTGACACTAGCCGCAAACTTAATAAGCTGGGTAAAAATCAGCATCAGTCGACGAAGGCAGAGAAACAGTCCTGGTGGAGTCAGATCAAATTTTATCAGCGCCAGCGTGCTTCGCTGGGGCGTCCAGTCAGTGATGGATGGTGTGCTCACACTTTCAGGGAGAAATTCGGTGAATGGCCTGATGGGTTGAGCAGTTTCCCGATGGAAATAAGCCCAGAGGTAAGTAACTACATCAAACACAAGCTGATTCGGTTTGCCAAAGGCCGTCAGCGGACGCAGAGAACTATAGAAAAATTGCAGGCAACGGTTCCTCTGTCTCAGGAACGAGGTGAGCGAAGCGAGATGCCAATAGGCACTGAGGCCTGGCGCATCATGCAAGCAAAGCAACAACTCCAGAAAAATATAAACAGTTTGAGTCAGTAAGATGAAAACAGCAGCTGCAGCGAAAGGCCGCTGGCCTGAAATATTAGAGCACTTCGGCTTGCCGCCGATAACAGGAAAAAATCACTTCAAGGGTGAATGCCCGGTATGCGGTGCACGTGGCAAGTTCCGAATTGATGACCGCGACGGTGCAGGAACGTGGATCTGTGTATGTGGTAGTGGCGATGGTATGAAACTTGTCACCCTGACACAGGCGAAGCCATTTAACGAGATTTGTACCGAAATAGACCGCCTGATCGGTAATGATTACCAACGGGTTAAAATTCCGGTAATCAGCAGCGCCACCAGCTTACGCAAACGGGTATTGAGCAAGTTTTCAAAACTGGAGGCACTGCGTGGTACATCCGGCGCAGCGTATCTTAATTCTCGTGGAATATTCAGTCTTCCTGCTGAGGCGATCCGGTTCAATGCCAGGCAGAGACACAACGGGAGTGTGTTCCAGTCCCTTTATTCACTTGCTACGGACGATAAAGGGGAGTTGTGCTATCTGCACCAGACTCTGCTTGATGGTGATAAAAAAGCAGATATCGGTAGCAGTGCAAAGCGCCTCAAATCCCTGCAGGAAGATAACTATTTGGATCACGCTTGTTCTGTAGCTATCCGCATGTTTCCTGTTGCTAGCACTCTGGGTATCGCCGAAGGCATCGAAACAGCGCTGTCAGCGCACCAGATTTATAACGTGAACACCTGGGCAACCATTAACAGCGGCTTTATGAAAAAGTTCCGCGTACCAGCTGGTGTTCTGCACCTGATTATTTTTGCCGACCGTGACGAGAACAGCGCCACCGGGCTGGCTGCGGCTTGCGAATGTGCTCATGCCAATCTGATGGCAAAGAATGACCTGCAGCGCGTGAGCGTGTACTGGCCGGATCACGATGATTTCAACAATATGCTCCTGAACGGTGATCTGGTTCGAGAGCTGGTTTTCCATAAGAAAAAGGCGGTTGCGTAATGCGTACTGATAACAACGAACATAAAGCACTATTCACCATCCCGACGGCAGCGTACAGCTCCGCCCTCGCAAACATCAAGCCCCTGCCAGAGCAACGGAGAATCACCGGGCATAAGCAGACTGATGCTTATCTTTGGGTGCTGGAGGTTATCCGTCTGAATGAACCCGCACATCTGGATGCTGCTGAGGCTGCGCTGGTGAAAATTAAAATTTCCCCAAAAGAGGCCCAGGAACGCTATTCGCGTTATCTGCTGGCGAATGGTGTCGATCCTTTCCAGATTGCTTTCGGTACCATCGGTATGGATAACCCGGCACAGGCAATCAGAATTGCCCGGGAGAATATCAAAAAAGCAGCATCAGTCAGGGCTACGTTTGGTAGCTATGAAGCAGCACTCGAAGATGTGGAAGCCGAGCGAGTGCTCAAGTCTTCCCAGAAATTTATCGACGATCATCTCTGGGGCTGGACTGCAGCCGAGAAGAAAGCGGGCAGAATTGACGGCATCCGTATGAATGAAATTGATGATCAGCGTCGTGCATATGTTGATGGCTATCGTGATGTACTGCCAGAGCCTCATACATTGTCAGACGTAGTTCGTGAGTTTGTTTACTGGGACTGGCTCTACAGTGTTCGCCACACTGCAACTAAAGAACAGGGCGATAAGTTTGGTTACTCTGAGCATCACGAATCGGTATATGACCGCGAGCGCTACCTTGAAAAATTGCTGATGACCATCAAACCGGTGACACGGGCTGAAGCTGTGGAGGTGTGTCGCTGGTTCCTGGCTAGTGGTAAGGGGGAGTACATGAAAGATGACGGCGCTGCAGTCATACTCAATCTGGTTGGGGAGTGTGAACAATGAAGCCTGAGGCATCGCTAAAATACTTCCGCCATCAGTGCATCGCGGAAATCAATATAACGAAACAACGTAACGGTTCTCTGGGAACGATTTACCGGCGTTTTTATAACGGACATTTTCTGCCCGTAGACCAGGAAAGCGCACAGGTTCTTTCCACCCCAATGCGGCCATCCCAGCCGCGCAGATACAGCAACAAACGAACTGACAGCAGTAAGATGGAGCGCTTCTTTTGAACAACCAGACAATGACTTTTACCCCTGAACAATTGCGTAAACAGGCACAGGAAATGTTGCGACAGGCGGAACAACTGGAAAAAACAGGTGTAACAAAAGATGCCATTCGTCGGGATATGGTGCCGGCGCTCAGGGAACTGATGCAGGCGAAGCACCGCGCACAAAAAGCAGTGGATGAGATGGTGGATTGTGTGGCAGAACTGGAAACCAAAGTTGGTAAGTTTGAAAAACTGGTGCAGGAGGTACTGCGCTGATGCGTGATATGTACGAAGTTTTAGATCGTTGGGGGGCTTGGGCTGCAGCAGAAAATAGTGGTGTCGACTGGCAGTCGATAGCGGCAGGCTTCAAGGGGCTTCTATCACACGGTAAAAAGTCACGTCTCCAGTGCGATGATGATGAAGGAATTATGATTGATGGATGTGTGGCCCGGTTGCGGAAATATAAACCAGAAGAATATGAGCTGATCATTGCTCACTTTGTTATCGGGATTTCTCTCCGTACAATTGCAAAAAAGCGGAAGTGTTCAGATGGCACAATCAGAAAAGAACTACAAACAGCATTGGGGTTCGTTGATGGGATGCTATTTATACTTTCAGATAACTGAATTTTAATACTGTTAATTTAGTTATTTAGAATTGATGTGATTTAGGGTAAAATGCATTTAATTTCCTGGTTTTGTATGAGGTTCAGCATGACTACATTTTTTACCCCATTACGTTATCCCGGTGGAAAAGGGAGGATGGGGCCTTGGTTATCAGAACTGCTGAGGTATAACGGAATTAGTGGTGGGTATTATGTGGAGCCATATGCTGGCGGCGCAGGAGCTGCATTGTATTTGCTAATGCATGGATATGTAGATCATGTCATTATTAATGATTTGGATCCTGTTGTTTACTCATTTTGGTGGTCAGTGTTAAATGAGAATGATAAATTTATTTCATTGATAAATGAAACAGAAGTAACAATGGATAATTGGTATAAGCAAAAAGATGTAATAAACAATTATACTAAATATGATATTTTATCTATTGGTTTTGCTACGTTTTTTCTCAATCGAACCAATCGTTCTGGAATCTTATCAGGTGGGGTTATAGGAGGAAAAGAACAGAGTGGTAAATATAAGATTGATGCTAGGTATAATAAGAAGAAACTATGTGAAAGAGTAAAAAAAATAGGTGGAATGAAAAAATTTATTGATCTTTATAATTTGGATGCCTGTGAGTTGATTGGAAGTATAAAAAATACACTACCAAAAAAAT